TATTATAGTCAAAAAGAAGTAATTTGGATTCCGGGAAAATATTATCCTGATGTTTTATATGGAAATTCCCCAATTCAATCAGTATGGAAAAAAGTATTGTCATTAATGTTCCAAGATGAATATATGTGGAAATACTTTGATAAGGAAAGACCACCAAAAAGTTTGTTAGTTATGGGTAGTAGAAACCAAGAATCAGTTGCAGCTTTCATGGAAAAACAACGTCAAGGTGCAAGACAAGATCCATATATGCCTAGACCGATCTTACTAAATACTGAAAATGTAGGTCAAGCACTTCAATTTGTTGATCTTACACCAAACTTTAAGGAACTCGAATTAACTGAAATGAGAAAAGAATTAAGACAGATTATATCAACTGTATATGGTGTTCAACCATTATTTTATGGTGAGCAGGCTAAAGCAGGATTAGGAAATGAAGCACTTCAAGTAACTCTTACAAACAGAACTATTAAGTGGTTTCAAAGATTTTTGAACGAGCAGTTCTTTGATGAGATTAGCAATATAATGGAAATATATGATTGGAAAATTGAATTAGTAACAAGTGAAGAAATTGATGAACTTAGAGAAGAACAGGTTAGAGGACAAAAGATTGATAACACCGTAAAATTATATGGTATGGGATTTGATGTTGCATTTGATGGCGAGAATAACATACTAGTATCACAATATCCAAACCCTGAAAAACAGGAAATGATGATGGGCGGTGGAATGGGTACAGGCGAAAATATTGGCGGTGGAAAAAATGATAAAACAAAATCAAGTTCACCTAAAAAAGAAGGTGAAGCACAAAAATTTGATGGCGAACCAAAACTTGCAAGACCAAGTGATAAAGTAGGTTTAGGTGATGGAAGTCCTTCTAGTGGAACAGGAACTACATTAAGTAACAAAGCAGATATAATTAAAATTGTTAAAAAAGGTATGAGTCAAACAGAATGGGAAAAATTTTTAAAAGAACAGGTTGATAATGGAATCTGATACTGAATTAATTCAAAATATAAGAGATTATATGCAAAAAAAGCCATGGCAAAGTGCTTGGGATATTGTTCAATATTTTGAATCTCAAGGTGTTCCACCGCAGAAAGTTTTATATGTCCTTAAAGAGATAGTTGAATAATGGGTAAAAGATTTGGTTGGACAGATGATGATGGCTTAGATTCTAAAGATAGAATTAGAGCAAATGATCTAAAAGAAAAGGCAAAAAAAGAAAATCAACATACAAAAAATTTAAGACAACGTGTTCAAGAAGATGAACAAACAAAAATCAATCATTATAGTGAAGGTTATTGTTACGGTTGTAGCACTTATGATAAAGTAATTAGTACATTAGTCTATATGTGTGGTGAATGTATGGAAAAAAGAGGAACAGAAGGGTTAATGTGTTTAATCACTAAAAAAACAAGTTGGGAATTATGTGATATACACGCAGATTGGGTTTTTAATGATTCATGGCAGATAAATTGTTCTTTATGTGATAAATGTATGAAAAGATTATCTTTAGTTCATAAGGCATATAGAAAAGCAGGTGGAAGAAATAATGCACCCGATGAAAAAATTAGAAGAAAGTTTTATGCAAGAAATCCCGGTGAATATTTAGGAAATGGAATAACTAGAGATCAAACTAGGGATCAACGTTTTGCGAATGGATAGCATTTAGTTTTTCAACCTGTGATGGCTCATCTTCTATATCTTCCCAATGAAATTTAACCATTTCAGTATTATAATCAACTATCATGTGAACTGAATTTGTGCTAAAATCATAATACCACTCACCCATTAAAGTCATTTTTTTATGTGGTAGTTCTGATCCATAATATATACATTTTTTTGCAAACAATGGTTTTGACCAAGGTAAAATTGATTTTCTTACTTCAACTCGTTTTTCTTCCTTATTATAAAATATATCTTTTCGTGATACATGAAATGGTTCTTTTTTAAATCTTGTTTTATTTGTAGTTCCAACTCCCGGATGTATATGCACATATCTCTTATTCAAATTTAAATTATCTTGAGCCATTTGCATTTGTGTATAAAACCAAAATGCGTGATTTTCAGGTATATCTATTGAAGTAATTTCCTGTCTATCATTTCTACTCCCTGAAAAAGGGTGTTTTTTGTGATATGTATATACGTTATCATAAACGTAAAAATCCATGAATAAATATCATTAAACCTTTATATAACCCTTTCTTTTTTACTATTATATGGAAAAGCAGGATTTAGCTCTACTAATAGTAGCACTATCCTTAATCTCAGCAGTAATATTTGTTGGGTGGGGAGCTATAAAAGGACTCATATTAGATCCTGAAGTTCAAATGACAGCTGAACAATATGGAACAATTTTCACCTTCGTATTCGGTATTATGATCGGATCAGGTCTAACATATTTGGGAATTAGAGCAGGACAAAATCAACAATCACCAATAGGTCAAGCCTAAAACGGTATAAAATTCTTCAACATTATTTTTATATACTATTACAGGTTGTTTGATACATGGTAGAATATGTAGAATTTCCCGATTTCATAACAAAGGGTATTGAAGTCGATACAGTAGATGAACGCAGGATCTTTAAAGGTCATATAACTGCTGAAATCATTGATAGACAACATGAGTTTATTTTTGTTAAAGAAGTTATGAAAATTATGGAAACCTTCATGTCGGTAAATCCCGTTATATCAGATTATCATAGTAATAGAATGGTAGGAAAAGTCATTTCTTATGAAAAATCAGAATATCAAGGAGTTCCAACTGTATTAATTACAGGTGAAGTTTACAAAAAAGATGGAGTTACATTATATGATAAAGTTTGGGATAAGGTTGTTAAAGGTGAATATGCAGGATTAAGCATGGGTGGTGCAAGTAAAGAACGTGAACCAATAGCCAAAGATGGTAAAATGGCATTAGAATTAAGAAAATTAGAGTTATATGAGATAGCATTATGTGATACACCAGCTAACCCATTCGCAATTATTGAGGAAGTAAATAAGTTTGCAAAGGCAGTTGGACTAGAAAAAATGGTAAAAGAACACCAAGAAAGACAACAAATTAGGTGTAATAGCATACATTGTAAGTTTGAAAAGGCAGATAGTGTATATACAAACAGCGGTTCAGATTCCCCAAGTAATCCTAATGGAACAGATATAGATGTAGATGATGATTTAGACCATGATTATAAGGGTGATGAAGATAAATGTAGTATTTGTGGCGTAGTTAAGGCTAAACATGGATTAAAACAGTTTGATAAACCAGTAGAAAAACTAGATTCTAAGACTTTAGTTCAACGATCTGCGGAAACAAGAGCCGATAATGTAGGTGAATCAACAGGAAGTCCAAAACAAGTTAATGATTTAATGAATACCATTCCAAAAGTACCTACAAACAATAATGTAAAACAAATTCCACTTCAACGTGTTAAAAAAGACCATGTTGAAGGTTTTCCTGAGCATATAGAAGAAGAAGCTAGAAAGAAAAACAAAGAAATGGAAAAAGATCAACCAATAGGTGATATAGATGCTAAAGGCAATTTCCCTTTAAAACCACGACAAAAACCAAACACAATGACAGATTCAAACAGTAATGTAAACAAAATGATTGAACATTTTGGGGTAAACAATGTTAAAAAAGCTATTGAAGAATATGAAACAATACAATATCTAAAAGCATTGGCAAGAAAATACAGTATATAATTCTTTTTAGTTTTAAAAATTATATTTATATACTAGAAAAATTTTTGATATATAATAACATGACACAAGAAGAAACTACAAAAACAGAAGAAATTTCTGAAATTCAAAAATCAGATGATTCTTCCGTAACATCTATTCTTGCACAATTAGTTAAAGCACAAGAATCAAGAATTGATTCCTTCGAGAAAAGATTCGATGGTCTTGAAACTTTAATTAAAGAGCAAAACAAGAATCCAGTTGATAAAGGTGTTGAGGATGATACTCAAAAACCAGCAGTTGAAGCATCTAATGATGTCGGTGATCCTGACAAATTAGGCGAAACTTATGCACCTTCACCAAAAGCTCAAGCTTCTATTGTTCAACCACAACCACAAGAAGTGGGCGACTCAAAAAGCGATGCTTCTAGTTTAACTATGGGCAAAGCTGATGAGAGCGAGGACAAAAAAGAAGATGAGAAAAAAGAAGAAGTTGCAAAAACTGAAGATTCTGAAGATAAAGATGATAAAAAGGAAGAAGTCAAAAAATCTGATGAAAAAGTAGATTCTGAATACGAAATTGTAAAGACTGTAAGACCAGCTTTAAGAGCTAGAGATGACGAATCAACCATACCAACAGGCTATCAAATCTTGAAAGCCATTTCAGGCGGTTGGAACGGACAAACATCTAGTGCAGAAGAAGCACTCGTTATAGCATACAACAAACTAGAAAACGGTGAGTTTGGTAACGGACTACCGGGGGGAGCATATTAAATTGTCAACCTATCTAGGACTACGTTCAATCGATGAACTAGTAAACTATACCTATAACAGAACTCCTGATGAAATTTTAAAAGCAGGTTTCAGTACAACTGATCCGGGTGCAGGGGGCAACTATAACCCACTATTCGGAGCTATGGCATGGGCAAACTTCAACATGGAAGCAAACATATTCGCAGCTTTGCCAAAATATGTTTGGGATTTCTCAGGTTGGCGTATCTTTTCAGCAAAGGCAGCTAATTTGCCAACTGTAAATGATAAAGTTCATGGATATGGTGGTACTGTTGAAGGTGGTCAAATCTCAACAGCTGTTAAACCAACTGTTAAAGAAGTCACCGTCAAACCAAAGACTCTACAATATGTATTCGAAGCTTCTGAGCTATTAGAACAGCTCGTAGATAATTCTAGGGATGATAACTACGGATCTCTTGCACAACAAAGAGTTTACGCTAGTGATCAATTTAAGGAAAGAGTCAACAAAATGCTTACTGACATTCCAGTCAATGTAGTACAAGATGACAAAAACCAAAGATTAAACCTAGAGTCATTAGATCGTATCGTTGCATCTAAAGCAGAATGGACATTTGAAGCACACAACGTTGTTGCTGATAACTATGATCCATGGACAAGTGCAAACGGTAACGGAATTGACAGATCTACTACAACATACGATTCAACTGTAAAATCACCTTCAGGTACAATCGGTACAAAAGACGTACTAACTGATGCAGTTATTAGAGATGTACTTGCAGATGTGAGAATTGCAGCTGGTAAAGAGCCAACTCTTATGATTGGTGGACAGGATACATATTCCGAAGTTCAATCAATTTATATGAACGCTTATCGTATTCAAAACACAGCTGATCTCAGAACAGAATTTAGCGTAGGCGTAAACGGTGTTGATACCTTTACTGGTACAGGTGCAGGATTACATATATCCACAATATATGGACTTCCATTCATTCCTTCAAAGGATACACCACAATCAGCAGAAGGTGAAGTAGATGACTTGCTCATCTTAAACACTAGTGCAGATAAGAACGCTCCAAATAAACCATTATGTGGTATTCAAGTATTGAAACCAATCGTTTATTATGAAGCAGGCAAAAGACAACAAGGCTATCCATTCATTAACGAAGCTTTCACAGATAGAGCTTTGTATAATATGTTAGCAGAAACAACTTGTCGAAACTTTAAAGCACAAGCCAAAATTAGAGATATCGCTTCAGGAATTTAGAAAAACTTAAACTTTCCCTTTTCTTTTTTTTATTTTTACTTCTAAAAATTTCATCTATATAAAAGAATTATAAATCTATATATAATAATCTTTATATACTAAATCATTAAAATTTTAACATGGCAGTAACCATTACTACAAACGCAAAATATCAGCACTTAAACGCTGACAGATCCCACGTAATCAAGCCGGGTGGGGTTGGTGTAGAAAAAGAAATGGTATGTGATATTGCAGTAACCGGAAATGCAGATTTTGTAAACGGTCAACTCACTTGTGACTTTACACAAGTAGGATTTAGACAGGTATATTTCTGTATTATCGAGCAACAAAACGACTTCCAAAACCATGTTTATCAGTTCGTAGAAGCAGCTGGCTCAGATGCAGCTACCGCAAAAATCCATGGTAGAGTAAGATCAAGCAACGCAAACATAGCAAATAACCATACTTGTACTCTCACCGTAGCAATTCGTGGCGTATAAGGGAAAAACCTTATATAACACTTCCTTTTTTATATTATTAATGGCTAAAAACGCTCACAAATTAGTAACCGCAGCTGGTCAAATTGTCAATAGAACAGGCAAATTAAGAAGTATTTCAATCGCTGTATCAGGCGATAGAGTTTGGGAAATTAGACAAACTGATGCAAGTGGGGCAATTTTATATAAATTAAGTACCGCACTTAACGCTGTATCACATCAAGATTTAGACTTGGGATTCAAAGGTGCTTTACACGCAACCGTAGCAAGTGGCTCATCAGGTGCTTTAAACGTTATTTACGAATAATCTAATTTAAATATTATAAGACTATTTTGTTAATATGGCTAGAACTGAACCTGTTTATTGTACTGTTACTGACGTAGCAGATTGGCTTAGAATATCAGTAAATGCCAACTCCGATCCTAGTACAACAATGGTTAAAAATTATATAATGGACAATGAGGATAGAATTGACCGATTAACAGGTCATACATGGATGGATGACAAACAGGTTAGAGAAGAATTTAATGTAAATAAATTATATGATTGGGGTAGAGGTATGCCATTATTCCCAAAGAAAAGGAATCTTAAAACATTTGACCGTACTAAAGGCGATAAGTTTGAACTTTGGGATGGGGAAAATTGGGTTGATAATACACCAACAGGTGATGATGACAGTATAATATATTTCCAAGAAATTAAAGGTGTAATTTATTTAAGAGGTTATTTGTTTACAATACTTAGAACAAATAGATTTAGAATTACTTATCGTTATGGTGGGGAACAAGAAGAACGTATTGCAGAAGATGAAAGTGTTCCAAGAGATATTCAAAAATGTTGCAAACTTATGACCTGTCTTGATATTTTAGCAAGTGACTTTACAATGTCACAAATTGCTTATGGTGGCGAAGGAAACATAAACAAAGAAAAAGTCATGGATAGATGGCAAAAAGAAATAGACAATATCTTATGGACTAGAAGTGAAATAACTCCGGTGTGGTAGTTTGGTACAACAAACACAACAACAGGGTAATACCGATTATATATTAGATGAAAATACTGTTGAAATAGGCAAAATGAAAGTAGATATGAGTAAAAAAATAATTCATAATTTAAAGAAAACAATAGGCGATGAAGATATAAATTTCACAGGAAAACTAACAGATAGCATACATAGGGTAAAAATGGATGGTGTTCACATGGTTTTAATTGATTCACCTTATGCTCATATTGTAAATTGGGGATTAGCACCGGGAACTTATGTAAATTTTGATGCTCTTAGAATATGGGTAGAAGGAAAATTAGGTGTACCTTCATCTGAATCTCAAAATGTAACAGGGCTTATAATGAGAAAAATATATACTCAAGGTATAAAACCAAAGTTTTTTGTTAAAAAAGCATTAAAAAAACTTATCGGAAAACATGGAGTAGTTAGTTTAACAAGAGTGAGTGTGAAGAAACGCAGTAAGTGGGGTAGAAGATTAAATAAGGCTAATAAGAGTGTAAATAAGGCTCTTACAAAAATTAATAAAAATATTAAAAAAGCCAATAAAATAGCTAGTAAATCTATAAATACGGCAACTAAGTTCTATAAAGCATTGAGGAAATATAAATGACAGATGGAATAGCAGGTTTAGATTTTGCAAATGATATAATAGATCACCTAAAAAGTAATTGGGTTAATGGCACAGGCGGTAAAATGCCCGTTTTTACTACTCAATGGAAAAAGAAAGCAGTAGGTGTAGGTCAAAGAGCCTATGATGAGATCATAGTTAGTCTTGACACAGAAAACCCACAAATTTACAGTATAATAGCGGGAACAGGCTCAGATGGTAAATGGAATTATGATTGGCTACATGATATATCCATAACTTTAGACATATATACTAGCGTAAGTGAAACTAGAGTTTTACAACTTGTAGATGAATGTACTAGAATATTGAAAAATAATGTAGTTTCAACTATTAATAAGAGGGAATATATACAGATTTTACCCACAAATGTAGTGTCATTAAATGAAGAATTTAGGAACATATATCGCTATAATATAGACGTAGATGCCATAAGACTTAACCCATAATTCTAGTAATACTTAAATAGAAAGAAAGATAATTTTTGTTATGTCCGCAACAGGTACTTTTGTCAAATCTGCTTCTAGCGTATATGCAGAATATGGCTATGAAACCAATTTTGGCGGGGGAGTTACAAATCCACCAATTCAATTCGGTAAAGAAGTTAAAGTAAGTGCCTTAGAGTTTAAAAACAATCAAATGCCACTTGGACAATTATATAGTCCTGAAATTGAATCTTATGCTTATGGTAGAAATGAAGGTAAGGCTTCATTAGAATATGTATTATCTAATCCATGGTTTTTACAATCTATTTTTGGAGTAGCTTCTTCATCAGGTAGTTCACCATTATATACACACAGATGGCGATCAAATCCTACTGATAACTCAACAATTAGAGATTTAAAATCTATGGCATTAAGGTTTGGATTTAAATCTACTGATGATTTTGTAAGAAAACCAGTAGGTTGTATTTGTAGTACCATGTCATTAAGAATGGCATTAAATGATACTATTAAAGTTACACAAGAAATTATTTGGGGTGCAGAAACTAAATCAGAAACATTTGCAACTCCAACAGGTGCAGATATAGCTAATGCAATACCATATACATTTGTTCATGGTGTTATTACAAGCCCAATAACAGGTGCAACTTTAGCCACAGTTCAAACATTTGACTTAAACCTTAACACAAATGCAGAATTATTATTTGAAATGGGTGAAGCAAATGCTAAAGATGCTTGGCGTAAAATTTTAGAAATGACAGGTAAAATAGGATTAACAGTAAAAGATTCAACATTTTTAGCTGAAGTTTATGGTAGAGAAGAAACACCAAATAATTTAGTTCTAACAATTTCAAACGGATTATCAGGAAATAGTGAAAGAAGTATTACATTTACTTTTTCAGGTTGTAGTTTCCATACTCATAATACAACAGGTATTGCTCCGGGTGAATTAGTTTTACAAAATGTAGATTTCCAATGTAGAAGGGCAGATATATCAGCAAAGAACGCTAGTGCCACAGTACCATAACCAAACACTTATATATACATTATTTATTGTATAATCAATGTCAACAGAATTAAATACACATGAATTTCAAGCTAAAATAAATGGTCAAGATTCAACTATTAAAATTAAAACAGATTTAACTTGGGGTGAAACTCAGGAATTATTATCTCAATCAGTAAGAGTATTAGATAACGGTCAAAAAGATTTCATATTCAATAATTTTTGTGATATATTATTACAAAAAACCATTGTTGATGGACTACCATTTCCAGCTACTAACGTTGTGAAAATGAGGGAATTACCTATGAGTGAAGTTAGTGTGATCTTGGGGGAGATCTTGAAAGTTATCCCTTTAGAGAGTTATTTCAGCAATCTAGGGATGAACAACTTAGAGATTCCCAAAGCATAGAAAATCAAGTTTACGGCTATTGTGCCTTAGCGTTTGGGTGGGATAAAAATCAGGTAGATGGGCTTCCTGCCAAATATGTGCTTGACACTATGTTTATATCTATGAAGATGATAAAAGACATATTCAATGGAGTTAAAATATGAGCAGTAATAACACATACACACTAAAAATAGCAATCGATGATAGTAAAATAAGGG